TCGCCATCGCCGCCGGAACGCCGGCCGAGTGCAGCTCCTTGGCTAGCATCGCGGTGAACTCCGGGAAGTTCTTATCCGGGGTCAGCCCGTACTTCTCCGGCGACTCCGGTACGCCCGTGGCGGTCTGCCAAGCCTTCCACGCGTTCTCATCGCGGGTAACGGAACCGTCCGGATTCACCTTGTCGACCGGGTAGCCCTTCGCTTGCCGCAACGTGGCGGCTTCGCGCTCGAGCTGCTGGGCAGTTTTGGCGAGCGTGAAGGGGCTGTCGTAGTTCTTGTTCGCGACCCACTCGCGAGTTTCTTTCTGGTCGGGAAGGTTCCAGGAGTTCCAGAATTGCGAGGCGTTCGCTGCTGCAGCCCCTGAAGGGCTGCCCGGACCAGGAGTAGCCCCGGGAGCCGCTGGCGCTCCGCTCGGGGCGGCGTTACCGGTATCACTGAGGGCTTGGGCTGCTGGGGTGGACATGCTCGGACTCCTTGAACTCGAGTTGCTGTTTGATGTACTCGAGCACGTCGAAGTGCCCGAGGCGACGCCAGGTCTGGTAAGGGTCGGTACGGCCGTGGTTGTCTAAGATGTTGGGCGGGAGCACATGGCCGGTATTGCCGAACTTCGCCACCAGCGCCTGCAGGATGATCTCCCCGTGCTTGGTGGGGTTGCTCCAAGTGCCAAAGGCTTCACGGAACACCCGTGCGCGATCGCGGATCTGGATCCGTACGCGCTCGCGCTCGGCGTCGTTCTGTGCCTGGAGGGTGTCAGTCATTTTAAGCGAGCCAGTGTACGCTGGGATTTCACAAACTTCAGCAGCTGTATCTCATCATCCACCTCCTCCGGCGGCCTCAATACGGGCGCGACAGAAGGTGTAAGCAGTTCGCCCTCCGGCCGTTGCTCAATGGGGCGCGAACTCATGAATGGGGACGTTGGATCAACCTCACCAAACACCTGGCCGGGGCGTTTATAGGGACCCATCCCCGTACCGAGTTCCTCGCCAAGCCATCCCGGCAGCGCGCCGGAGGGTGGTGAGGGAGGCGTGAACACGATCGGCACGCTCCCGGAAGCCACGACAATATCCCCATCCTCCGTGATGGCAGCTATTCCAGAGACGCCTACGGCGCCCGTGCCTGCGGCGGTATCGAAGCCCTCTAGAATCGCGGCGGCACCGACCGCACCGTTTACCGCGGTGCCCGAGGCGGTAACCGTGTCCGCCCCTTCCGTGATCCCCACCGAACCGCTCACTCCCACCTGGCCGCTGGCCGAGACCGTATCGGCGCCTTCCGAAATTGAGGCAGAGCCCGAGACGCCCACGGAACCCGAGGCAGCCACCGTATCGCTGCCTTCTTGGATGGCGGCTAAGCCGGCAGCTCCGGCCGTGCCACTGGCGGCTACAGTGTCAGTTCCTTCCGTAATCGCTGCAGAGCCGCTGACGCCGACTGTCCCACTGGCCGCGACGCTGTCGGATCCTTCGGAGATGGCCGCGGAGCCTGAAACCCCTACCGAGCCGGTGCCTGAGACGCTATCCGCGCCCTCGGTGATCGCGGCCGATCCGCTGGCTCCTCCACTGCCGGCCGCCTTGAACGTCGCGAGCGCGCAGCCCCAATTAGCCGAGACCGTACTATTCGCCGTGCCCTGCTGGGTGCCGGTCGAGGTAACGATCTTGTCTTCGATGAAGGTGATCGCCCCGGCCGATGCATTGCCGATAGAGGCGCGCAGGGTGAATCCGGTACCCGCGCTCCAGGTGACCGAACTCCCGGTGTCCTGAGAGCCGGTGACGATCACGACCTCATTCGCCGTCGCCGTCGTCCCGGAGGTGCCGGTTGTGAGGGTGGTCCCGCTTCCGGTCGCAATCCCAACGACCTGGTCAAGCGTGCCGGACGTCGCAAGTCCGCTGTAACACGCCGCCGCACCCGCAATGAAAGCCGTCCCCGTGGCCGTGATCGTGATGACGTGCGAGGCGCCTACGGTCGGGTTCTCGGCGTAGTAGAGATAGCCCTTGTCGCCGGAGGTGAAATTGAGCGGTCCGTACGCTTTCTGGTACGTGTTGCCAAAATTATCGGTAACCGGGGTGGTGGCGAGGGTGGTGTCACACTCGATCGCGACCGCGATGAAGTTCGCGCCCGTGGAGTTGATCGCCGTCAGCGCAAGGCTGGTGCCGCCGTGGTTCTGCTGCTTTCCCGCCCACGCCGCTACGAAGGCAATGGCCATGGCGGCTTAGTTGATCGTGGCGAGCAGTGCCTGCAGAACCGGAACGAAGCTCGTCAGCTGCGCCGCGGTGAACTGGGTAAACACCCGCGATCCGCCGGAAGGAGCAAACTGCGTATACAGCAGATTCCCGCTCCCATCGGCGGGGAAGTTCGCGCGTACCCACGCGACTGTGGACTGAATGGCCGAGAGCATCGCGTTAAAGGCGCTGGCCACATCCAGGCTCGTGCCGATCTGCGCCTGCGCATAGGCGGCCATCCCTGAAATCCCCGCAATCTGCGTCAGTTGCGTACTGGCACTGTCCAGATAGGCGGTGTATTGCAGGATGGTATCCGCCGAGAGTCCTGCCCCTTGCGCCCCGGCCAGCATGGTCTGCGCTTGGGTTTTGACGGTGGCGGCAATGACGCGCGCCTGCTCCCAGCCGGACTCGAGCGTGATTGGGATGGAGCCGGAAGAGGACGGAAAGGCCATCACGCACCCGTCGCGGTGATCGTGAAGCTCGAGACCGTGATGTTCTCACCGCTGGTCCAGGCGACACCGCCGGCGAAGTTGAGGTCCGCCCCGGAAGTACCGACCGAGCCTTGCGCCACGACCGTGGTACCGGCAGAACTCGTGCACAACCGCCAATAGCCTGCAGTGCCGGCATTCCCCGTGGCCGTCGTCGTAATGGCGTTCATGGTCAACACGCCAGCGGAAACCGTGCCGGCCGTGGCCGAGCACGGCATCGACACCAGCAACGTACCGGAAGCCGCAGTCCCGCACGTCGCCGGGGCTGCACCGGTATAGATGAGCAGAAATGCCGTCGCACCCAGATCGGTGACGAGATCCGTCATATTGTTGGTGCGGTGCGTGGTCGAATATTGGATAGCCATGTCGGCCTCTTAGTGAATGCCGGTGATCTTGCCATCCGCTCCGCGGATGACTTCGAACTCGCGAGGAGCCTCTAGCGCCTGGGTCAGTTTCGTCATCGCCGTAGTCAACGCCTCCAGCTTGGCGTTCTGCTCTTTGAGACAGGCCGCGATGTCCTCATTCGTCTGCGCGACCTTGCGGTCGCTCTCCACATCCTCTCGTTGGGTACGCAGGAGCTGTTTCAGCTCATCACGCCACTGCACTTGAGCGGAGGCCATGATCCCGTGCATCAGGGCGGCAATTGCCTCCGGCGTCAGGGACTTCGCCAGGCTGTCCAGCTTCTTGTCCTGATCGTCGATACGCGCATGCGCATCGGCAAACACACTGGCAACGGTTTTGGGATCTGCGCTCATCCGCCGGGTGCCGTATTGGGGAAAGGGAAGGGACGCCTCATCGGCGTCGTGAGCATCACAGAGGTGGGCGATGCGGTGACCTTCACGCCAGACACGGTTGCGACTTCGACGCCTGATTTCACCGCCACCACCAGAAAGTCATACGTAGCAGAGTCCGTCACGACACCCGCAGGTGGCATGCTCTGCGGGCGCGTGGAATTGTTGGGCGTAGGAGCAATCGCGGACGCGGCATAGCTCGTAACCGTGAGTCCCGACACCACTGCACGCGGGGCCGCCACGTTCTGATTGAGTACGCCGTTCACGTACACGTGGTAGCTGTCCGCATTCGCAAAGGCTTTCCAGGCCAGCTGGACCGAGCCGTTCAGGTTGTCGTAAGCGTCGATCATGCCGCCACCGCAGGACTACCCGGAGAACTGCCTGCCTGGCTCGCCGCCTGCGCGGCCTGGGCCAAGTTCTTGACACCCATCGCGACTTGCGGGGCCTGCTCGGCGGCTTCGGCCATCTGCTGCTGCTGGGCGGCGTGCTCGAGCAACGCCTGCACTTCCTCCTCGCTTCGGATGAGCTTCGCGGGGCACCCGCGGATCAAGGCCATCTCGCGTCCCGCCTCGTGGAAGTCCATCAGCTGCAGGACGGACTTATCCAGATTCGCCATCTGCGCCAAGTCGCTCACCGTGTTCATGATCGCCGTCCCCTCTTGGGCTCGCAGCGCCATGGCCATCGGAGAGGTGTACTCGATGCGAATGCCGCGTTTGGACCTGAGCAGTTCCATCGGCGGGGGCGGTAGCTGATTGGCCTCCGAGAGGATGTCAATCTCGCGATGGATCAAGGGGCCCAGGAACTCGGACTGTTGCCGACCCATGGCGGGGGCGATGAGCTCGCCCTTCTCCTGGGCGCGCAGCAGCGCCTCCGTGGCCGTCATATTCGGGTTCTGCACCAGGATCTGGAACAGCGTATTCAGGAAGGTGTCGCGAATGGCGTTCCGCGTACCCTCCAGCTGTTCCTCAGCGAGCTGCCAGTTCCCTTTGCTCTCAAACGGTACCGCGAGGGGCTTACCGTCGGAGGACACCATGCCGTAGTTATTCGCGCCCGGGCGCTGGTTGAAATTCGTGAGCACCGATTCTTCAGCGAGCAGGATGGGCGGGTCGACGGCTTTCTGGCCGGCCCGCAACGCCGTCTTGACCATCTCGTTCGCGGTGCGAATATCCGGCAGTGCCGTGGTCGCAGGGCCTCGGCCGTAGGACTCCCGCGGCGCCATGCGATAGCGGCCTACCGCACACGGGAAGGTGCGGTAGGAACTGCGCTCGATGATCTCCTTGCGGCCGAGGAAGATGTACCAGCACGCGTACTTCTTACCCCGATCCCCATACGAGTACGGGGTGTACTCGGGGTTGGGCTTGATGACGTGCAGGAACTCCAGCTCCTCGTACGGATTCTTCGCGAACGTGTCCTTGATCACCTGCGGAACGTAGCGCTCGCCCCAATGGTCGATTGCCTGCTTGGCGGTGTACTTAAATTTGCGGTGGATGGTATCCACCTGGCCCTGATGGTTCTGCGCCCACACCGTCTCGGATAAGGGCACTGAGCGGTACCGCAGACACACACCCACCACTTCGTCGATGTACAGGAGGTTGTTGCCGAAGGCGCCCAAGGACATGTAGCACTCGTCCGTCTGGGAGGCGAAGTTCGCCTGCGGGTGGTAACGAGCGCCGAACATAATCTTGTTCACGCGGTCGAGGTAGCGCTGCACGGCCGGGTTGTCGTTCAGCTCCTCCTCGTCCGCTTTCAGCTTGTGCCAGATTTGACTGCGGGGCGTGAGCATCGCTTCCATGGCCGCCGCAAAGCGCTCATTGGCGACAATGGCAGTAGGATCGAAGATGCGGGTGTTACGGTTGACGCCTTCCGCAAACTCCCCGATGAAGTTATCCCACGCCGGCATGACGAACTGCGCGGCCGTGTTCCAGAGCATCCGGAAGTTCGCCTGCTTCTGCCAGAGGAACTCAAACTCCCGGATCAGGCTGTTCGCGTCATCGCTCAATGCAATGCGCTCGCCGGCCAGATCGATAGCCCTTCGAGGGTGAACCAGCCCAGAAGCGGAAAGGGATCCTTCGCGCGCTTGGCCTTCTGCACATCCGCAATCAGCAGCTCGTGGTTCTCGTACCGGCCCATACCCCCTGCTGCCAGGTAGTCCAGCAGCTCGTAAGCCTCGCTTTCCGTGAGTGTGAGGAAGAACTCTTGAAGCGGCGAGCCCTGGGTAATAGCAAAGCGCTTGAGGCTCTGCGCTTTCTCGATCGCGGCAATCATGTGCCCAGGGCCGTCTTGCCCGTCACGGGTTGCTGATTCCCTGCAGCTCCTGCGTAGATGTTCGCCATCAGGCCCCGCCGCATGCGCATCTGATCGGTGAGGGACTGCGAGGCGTTCGCAGCATCGTTGGGATTCGGCGCCGGCGGGGTGGGCGGTGGGGTCTTGGCGCCGAACACCCCGTACAGACCCTTATCAGCGGCCTTCAGCAGCGGGTCGTTACGAGCGAGCGGATCATGTTGGGCGAGAGAGTGAAAAAAGCTCATGCCCCAAACGCTGGCATAGAGCACGGGCACAATCTAGAGCGTCAGGTCAGACTGTAGGGCGGCCTCGAGCTACCCAATCGCTGCACCATCAGATACTCACGCGCAGATAACGGTACGCCGGGATAGAGTTGCTCGCGACGCTTGAGCCAATCCTTAAGCTCCTCGCGATTGCGCGGATCGGTCAGCAGCTTCGGAATCTCGCTCATGTGACCGAGTACGCCGGTCGATGACCCGTGCCGGTCGGGGCATCCCGCATACCCTGAGCGAGGTAGCGAAACGCATCCGCTGCGTGACTGGTCCAGTCGTGTAGAGGCTTGGAGCTGAAGGTCTTCAGCTTGTCGTCCCAGGTCTTCTGGTATTGCCGCAAGGCATCGATCCCGCGCTCGCACTTCTTGCGATCGAACCGCGCCCCATGAAGCAGGATGCGCACGGCATTGATACCGTCATCGACACTCGCTCGAGGTAGGATCTTCAGCGGCCGAAGCCCCAAGGCCTTGAGGCTGTCGACACGGCTGGAGGCATTATTTCCCCACTCCCGATCGTCCGCATCGTGCGGCAGGATATGATATTCGTACGCGTAGGGACGTTCCCTGACGATACGGGCGTAGTGATCCGCCCCCACGCCTGAATTCTCGTAGTAGTCCAGCACCCTCAATTCGGTGCGGGTGCGCTGCACGAACCAGATGGCGGTCGAATCCCCGACACCGATGTCCCATGCGGTGACCACCGGATATCGCGGATCGTACGGAACATGACCGATGCAGTCCTCGACCTCCAACGCCGCCATCATCTTGCCGTAATAGCTACCTGGGATCGCCGCATCCCAAGAGCAGAAGTACTCCTGCGCAATGATGTTGTCCGCTTCGTCATCCCCGCGTTCCTTGGCGATCTGCCGGCGAATCACCTCCAGCTGCGCCTCATTGAGCGCGCCTGTGTTTTTGACGGTTAGCAGTTCCGAGAACCATCCCGGCTCACTCTGCCCGAGCTCGTACAGCCCATGGAAGTGGTTTCGTCCCCGAGGGGTACCGTTGAAGATCGCCCACCCACCGTTCTCCTCCAGGATCGGGTGCAGGTACAGCCACGCATTGGGGTCCGAGAGCATGTACTCCGAGTACACAATCCCGTAAGCGCCTGACCCGATCACGCCCTGGTAGTTGTCACTCCCCACGACCTGCCAGGTAGATCCGTTCTTGAAGCGGATGAGCATCTCCTGATCGTTGGTCGACTCTCGAAGCTCCGGCGGAAAGGCCCAGTCGATACGTTTCAGGTGCGTGTGGCTGTCAACCGCGTTCCAAATGGCTTTGCGGGCCTGATTGGCCTGGGGAAGCATGTACCAGTAGTTCGCCGGATACTGGATCGCCTGAGTGGCCGTCCAGTGCAGCGCGACATCATCCTTGCCGCTGCGACGGTGCCAGCACAGCACCATCCGGTGACACCCGGCCTCCAGGGCGCTCCACGCCTTGAGCTGGTAGCTTCTGGGTTCCCAGCGGTTGGGCAACTCGATCACTGAAACGGACAATCCTCACCTCTAACGGTCCACCGTCTTTGCCGGCCACCTCGATGTTCGCAAGCCGAGGATGCACATAGGGAGCGGCGGCTTTCCCTGCCTCCAGCCGATCTTCCAGCGCCTTCTGGTCATCGCGCATCACGCTCAGCAGGAAATCCAGCGGAGTCAATCCACTCGCAGCAATCGCTGCCGCCCGCGCAATGCTTGCCTTGTTCGGAACGCCCTTCTTTCGCCCGCCCGTCTTGACCCCTTTGGCCATTTCTATTCCCCGTCTACTTTTTCTCTACTCGCTTCATCTTGCGCCGATGTAGATGCTCCGGGAGTTTGCTCACCTTGTGCCCGTGCGTTGCGGCATCGAACTCCTTGCCCACCTTCTTGGGGATTCCGAGTGTGGAATGACCTTCAGCCGCAACGTGCATGGCGGCGTTCTGTGCTTTGGATACAGCCGGCATCTCACCCCTCCAGCGTGCTCATGTTCCGATCCCCCGCCCAGCTCGCAATGATCGGGTTCTTGCGCCAGTTCTGGCCAATGAGGGCGGAGTAGGCGTTCAACCCCTCCACCGCCAGCCCCCGCAGATCCTTCGGGGTCGTGGGCAATCCGGTACGATTGTCGACCTCGGCAATCACGATGGTCTCCAGGGCCTGGCGGAGCACGTCCACCGACCTCGCCAGCTTCGTATTGCCCTCCTGGGCCAAGCGGCAGGCCTCCTGGGCGGCGTGCAGGGGATCGGGCAGGCCGATGCTCGGCTTCTCTTGCGGATTACGCTTCGCTCGTGGCATTGACAGGCTCCTTGTACCAATCGGCTCGTTCTTCGGCGGTCAGCCCTTTGGGCGGCCGGCCGGTGGGCTTCTTCAGCATACGACGGGTCTTGTCGAATCGCGGCTCGCTCGGGGCCGTCTTGTGACCGAGTTTGGCCATCACGAAGTTTGCGACGTCCACCCCGACCTCGTACTGCTGAGGACGCTCGATCACCTTCAGCACCTCCAGTTCATCGGGGTGATACATCCCGACCGTGATACGCAGGTGCTCGAGCATATCCAGCACGTTGCGTAAGACGCGCTCGCGCATCGGACCTGGGTGTTTCACATTGCCTCCAACACGGTTTTGCCCTCGTTCTCTTTTTCCCATGCCGCAATCCGTCGCGCCTCGTCGCGATCGACAAAACGGTATTCCAAATCCTGCGCGTGACCGTGGGCAAGCAGCACCTTATCGGCCGGCACCGCATCCCGGTCGTAGCCCATCAACGTGCAACCATCCTTCGCGAGCTTCCATAGGAGCACCACCGCGAGCTTCTGCCAGCGGCCCTGCAACTGAGAAACTCCCGCCTTGCGGCCCCCGAGGGCCAAAGGCTTCTTCATCGCTTCTGCTTCCTCGAGCGTCGCCCAGCGGAAAACGATCCGATCCGCATGACGGTCCTCGATCAGCACGCGATCAAAGGGAAGCCGCGCCAGGTCTTTTCGGGTGACCACGACTCCCTGCGGCGCCAGTTTCTGCACCAGTACCACGGCGATCTCCGGCCAGCCCCACGCGAGCTCGCTCATGGGTGTACACTCCCCTGCAACCAGGGAGCACACCTGATGAAAGCTGTATACGCATTGAGCGCCCTACTTCTCGCCGGCTGCGCCCACGTGCTTGACCTCGGGGAGGGGCAGCACTCTCTCACGATTAGCGCACACAGTCGTGCGGTCGCGCGGGAAGAGGCCGTAGAAGCAGCCCAGGACTTCTGCAAGCAGGCCCACCACTTCGCGGTCATCGACAGCTTCGAGGACGCGGGAGGCTTCCGCGCGGAGAGCAGCATCGTTTTCCACTGCAAGTAGCTCATACCCACACTCC